CGAAGGATGACCTAAGATAATGCAAAGCACAATCCTAAACGTTGTCTTCGAAGAGGTTGGAGGGTTGTTCCGCGTCGCGCGGACCAACACTCAGGTCGAAAGACTAGCACCAGCGGAACTTGCGTTCCGCATTCGGTGTGCTAAGCACACCGCCGAAGACCTAATTATAGGCTTCGAGGCTGCAGGTTTAACCTGCAACCGACGCAACAGGGTTCTTAGAACATTCCTGGAGCGAAAGATCAACAATATTGTTGTTCTTGGTCCGGAAGCTTTGCTTCCGGGGATGAAATCCGCTTATACACGGATTCGATCGGCCATTTGTAATGGTCGAAGGCCCGACAGTGAATGTCTGGGTCAGGTTCTACCAAAATGTTGGTGGAACATCGGGGCTGTATCTCTTTTTAGGATAACAGCCTCGTCCCGGGGACTTCCTCGTCCCTCGGTTACCGTCTGTGAAAAGGCGGTTAAGAAAGCGCGTGAAACGTTTTCCTCGGAGTCCGTTCCAACGGACCCCGCTGTGAAGAGTGTTCTTCACAGAATCTCCCTTCCTTTGAAGGGGAAGATTAACTCTATAGTTAATCAGCCAGCTCGTAAAAGGAACTGGATAGTGTCCGTTACGGGCACTTCTGCCTCGCTATTTTGTTCGAGGAAAAAGGGCGGAAGATCCGCTCTTGTTCGCCGCGCTTATAATCGCAGCGGTGAGGCACCCATCGCTAGGTATGATGAGTTGCCTATACCCGATGCTCATCGGGCAGAAGCACAGTCTAGGACTGTGTTAAGGGCTCTTGAGAAAATAGAGCCCCAGAGGATCCGTGAATCGGAAACTCATGCCATTCCAGAACTTGGCTGGAAGGCTCGGGTTGTGACTAAGTCACACCCCGTCCTTGTGACTCGAGGTCACGAGATAAGGCGGATTATTTATCCGACCTTGCGTCAGTACAAAAGTACTAATGCTGCCCTTGGCGATAAGCCAAAGGTCCTTCGATTCCGTAAGGTACCGAAGAGGGCCTGCATTTATTCTGCAGACCTTTCAAAGGCCACTGATGGCCTTTCTCATAAAACTCTGGATGAGTTTTGTGAAGCCTCTGGGATAGACCCAGAGATTGTTTACCTCCATATGAAGGTAGACGGGATCCCTATCACAAGGGGTTCCTTTATGGGCTTGCCCATAACATGGACGATATTATCTTATGTCCATTACGCTGTTTGTTTCAGCGTTGATAGAAATCATAATTTCTATTTGAAGGGTGATGATTTAATCGCC